GGTGAGACAGAGCAAAAAGATTGAATGAACCATATAAGCCCATAGGCTGACCCTTTGTATACTGCAGAAAACCATAGTCGCTCGACCAATTAGAGCGGCAGGTTTGTCTAAACTGCTGTATCCGGGTATAACCTAAGCTGTACAGAACCTCCTCCTGAAAACGGAGGGGGAAATTGTCAGTTGCGGATGACAGATCCACAGCGTGAACTGTTTTCCCTTCTGCAAGCCACTTCTGTGCTGCTCGGATACCAATTCCTTGGTCCCGAGTACAGTCTTGAGGTATTAATCTCAAAACCGAAGATAGAGCTTTATGTAGTGGTTGAAAGGCCACCTGTGCGCCTGCTACTGGCATAGCGACAACCCTTGCCTTGAACCCTCTCTCTTGGATTACTCCAATACGACCCATGTGGTCGGCTGGGGTAGCGCCTTCAATAATCGGCACTCCCATATCCTTGAGAATAGGTGTCCAGGGCCCTGTCACCATCGTGGATTCTATCATAGATATCATCCAGGGATGCCATTTTCGCATCCTCTTAGAGAATGGTGATAAGGATGGTTTAGCGGAATTTAATCCGGCGAAACTAAACTTTTCAGAATAGTCACGTTGAAAAACTGCTCTCAGTTTATCGAGGGTAGGCTGAGGAATTTGCTCTAAGCATTCCAAAGCAGCCATACCGGCTTTCAACTCTAAACCTTCTGGAGGTTTCCCCCCAATGGCTTCTAAGAATTTCTTCTCTTGAGCCGGGGTTGTTTGGTCGGATACCAATGCAGTATATGTGTTTAAAACACTAAGTAGCACGGAGACCTTCCGATCCGAATATTGACCTGTCAAGGTTTCACGGATTAGACCACCAAGATGGCCCTTAGGAAAGCCGCCTCGTCCAGAGGCATACCACTCAGGAGGTGTGAACCTTCTTTGTGCATATGGTACCGCTAATTGTGTAGCTAGGTAATTAATTACTGACTGCTTTAACGCTTTTAGACGCTTTACAGTCCATTCCGGTCCGTTGTTACGGACGAGATTCTGAATCTCTCCAATGATAGCAGCTGATCGTGGTTGATCGCCCATTACTCGAGAAACGTGCTTACATACTTTGGATAGGCTCTTACTTGTCTCATTAGACATTGTAATCCTCCAATATCAAGATACGGATGTATTACAGTAAAAGTGTAAGCTATCCACGCTTACACCTCAAGCTTGTTG